GGAACTCATCGCCATCAACAATATCAAAGTCAGAGGTGACAATGTATGAGGTCATGGGAGCGCCATCAGCATCTACCCCATTTTCATGCTGATATAGGTATTGACCGTTGATTGCCTGTGGATACGGACGTAAAGGCGAATCCAACCACGCTGTGCGCTCGATAGTGCCGTAGTACCAAATCTGTTCAGCGTAGTTGTAGATCACATAGGAATCGGGGACGGTATTGTTCCCTGTTGGATAAATCCACCAAACTTCATTCCACCGTTCGTTTGTACCTGAAATGATTTGATTCTTTTGTTCGTAGTTCAGGTTATTAAAAACCTGATTCCTGAGTGTGCAAGGCAGAGTCTCTACCCGACCTGAGTACATATAGAACTTGTCTTGCCCCATCCAGTACGACACGTTATTGGCAACAGAGATAGATCGTGGGCTTGCAATCGAAATATGGTCTGCCATCTCTTGGAATACAAACACATCAGTATTCCCGGTAAATTGCATCGAGTACAAAGTCGAATCGGTTAACACCAAAATCTCTTGGCGAGTCGCAATTGCTCGCACAATCTTTGAGCCACGAGAGACTCGATAAAACCCTGCCGAATTCGTAACGGCTGGCGTCCAGTTCAAAGGCTCACCTTGGTCAGCCCAACGAATCAACATGGGATCAAAAGTTGCAGAGCCAAACTGGGTCGCACCAAAAGCACACAGGTGACGGTCGTTCTGAGACACCATCAACTGCATGACTTGGGCTGGAACATCAGACCCCACAAAACCAGCATTTGTCGCTGCTGTTGACATAGGAATAGCACGAACAGAAATGGTGGTTTCATACGCCCAGTAGTAGGGCGTACCATTCCTGATGTTCATGACCGAATCATTGTCGAAATTGTCGTACCACCAATCCCGCTGGTCGATTACCAGAGGGGTTACCGTACCTGTACCCCAGCCCAAACGGCTCCACGGACCTGCGCTCCAGCCGTAGCCATACAGATCAATGTCATTGCCCGGAATAATCGGGAACACCGCTGTAATGCCTGTGCCGCCTTGATTGCTGACAGTGCTGGTTGCCGCAGTGGTCATCTCAATCTGAAAATTGTCAGAATTGACCAATGCATAGACTTGAAACTCAGCGTTAAATTCTGATTGCGGAATACCGCCAATCGGACCCACAACGCCAGAGAAGGTGACGAACTGTCCTACAGCGGTCACGCCATGACCAACAATGTTGACGTTAACAATGCGAGAGTCGTTGGTCGTGTCGAAACAGTTATCGGTAGCAGGTGATGTAAACGTTGCGCGAGCAGGAGTCAGGTCTTGCAGGTTGCCGCCGACCTCTGCATAAAGATGGTTGGTCGTGCCGATCCACAAAATGTTGTCACTGTTGCTGGTGACATAGTTAAACATTTCACGGCAGATGCCCTTGATGGATACCGTGTCAGCACTTTGCCAACCGCCTAGCTTTTGTGGGTAACCCGAAAGAAAACGAATCTTTTCGGACTCGTAGTAACCACCCTCGTTAGCGTAGTTAGTCGTGTCGCGATTAACTCCGGGTTTGATTTTTACCTTGGTGAATGCCATGACGTTTAAACATTATCTTTTAGGGACGTAGGGTCGAGTGCCTTTTTTGTCGATAATCAACGCCATCTTGCGAGGCGGCTTGTCCTTGGGTGCAATGCTAACGTGTGTCCAACTGTCAAATTCCCTGATCACCTGATCAAACGGTAGCTTGGCAGCAATGATGGCTTGCACTACCTGATCTGGCGTCATGCCACTCACTCGTATGTCTGCTGCCTGTCCTTTGCAATGCTGGCTGGTTTTGCTGCCACCTACGCTGGCATTGACTTCAGGCGCACGATACGCCGAGTTAATCCGTAGTGGCTTGTCTACCGCCTTCCTTACATCTTCCAGAAACAATGCCAACCGCTTTAGGTCAAACAAAGCATCATTGTCTGGCGTGTTATCCAGCCCTTTCCGTGCTGCCGTTTCGCTAACGGTCAACTCTTCCAGCGTGAAATGTTCTGACAGATTCATTTCTTCAGTGCTTCAGTCTTATCCTTGGAACCCTGCGAGGAACCAAAGTAAAAACTCAGAACCTGCCCTGCCACCGCAGTCACAAAGCCTAAGACAAAGATCACAATGCGCTCTTGGGAATCTGCAATCTCCACAAAGCAGAGGATGCCCACCAAGACAAAGGTTGCCACCACGGTAAAGACAGCCAAGAAAGGCATCACAGCTTTCTCCCACCAAGGCACATCCTTGTTAGTGACAATGGCAAGCCTGTTTGCTCTGGCGTTCTCACGGTCTTTCTGATCCAGCTCTGCCATAAACTCAGCGTGTTTCATGGCAGCAGTCTCGACTTCAGCGAGTTTGGCAGGGTCAAGGACGCCATCCTCATTGGGCGTTAGCTTCACGCCTAGCTTGGCTTCCACGACATCCAAGCCCTTGTCCATCACAGCGTCAGCCACCTTCTGCATACCAGCACCGGCAAGCTGGCTAAGAATTGGAGCAAGCAATGGAAGCATTATTTTCCTCCTGCGGTAACCGTATCATCGCCCTTGCGAACAGTGACTTTGCCGTCTTCCACATCCACACGCATAGGCGCTTCCTGACGATCCAGCTTGTCTAGCTTGTCAATCAACTGCTTCATGACTTCAAACTCAGGCTTGTCCTGTTTTGGTGTTGCACCGGCTATGCCATTGAGCATAGAGATCAATGCGGTCAGCGCAGCAGACACTAGACCAATGACTGCGGCAATCTTGGACTCATCCAGCACAATGCTTGCACCAACGCCAACTACCACAATCGCTGTTATATAAGCCAGCCCATGTTTGCCAATTGCTTTACCCGCCACTTCCTTGGCGGTGCTTTGCGCTTCGAGTCTGTTTAGCTCGGCTTGGGCTTGGGCTTTGAATACTTGCAGGTCGTGGTTTTCCATATTCACTCTTCCGGCTTGGGTACTTGTTCGTTAAACTGTGCTACCAGCTTCTGCCACAGAGGATGCGCTCCTGACTGCGTTGGCAGGTTGCCGATTACCTGTACGATAAACTGCGCTTCGTTTTGGTCTAGTTCGAATTTCATGCGTTGCCTTTCAATGCTGCGATTTCTGCCTTCATTTCTTCGATCATGGCTTGCTGTTCTTGGATGGCTTTGACCAAAAGCGGATACCAATCAATTGAATATGTTTTCATTTCTGGGTCTTGCAATGTCGGCTCAGTAGCATCTGGCATTACTGTTTCAACTTCTTGTGCAATGAAACCGGCTAAACGTCTGTCTGGCTCTGTTTTGTATTCAAAATATCTTGGACGCAAAGACAAAACTTCTGATAACCCTTTGTCATAATCAACAATATTTTGTTTTAATCTTTCATCGGATGAAATAGCAGTAATAGTCGTGCTGGTAGCAAATATAGTACCGCCCATACCAACATAGAAACGATAAGCGGCAGCACCTGTTGAGTAAGTATTCCATTGTGTCCCAGCGCCATTAGTGCTTGCAGCTTGGCAACCAGACACCTCACCATTTGCTTTTGCAAAAAAACCAACCGTTGTTTGACTGGCTGATGTTTGACCCACCAAAAACTCACCCGCGCTGGTGATACGGGCGCGTTCGGCGTTGCTTGTACCAAACGTCAACGGGGTTGCACCAACTGTATAAATGTTGGTATCGGTAGAGCCGCTATTTATAAATGCACGTTGTGTGCCGCCAGAGTAAAAATCAAGACGTGGGTATGTGGTTGCATTGATTGTTAAACTCGTTTGGTTCGCTGCGCTAAACGGCGAACTCGTACCAATCCCCAAATTCCCACTCGCATCCAGCGTCATTGCTTGGGTAAAGGTGATAGCGTTTCCTGCTGTGCCGGAAGGGGCGGTAAGCCATTGGTGAACGCCGCTATTCTGAGAATATTCACTAACAGGATTACCTGTTGTTAGGTAAATTCGGTTTGTACCGTTCCAGTAATAACCGCAACCAACAAAAGCCGCATAGTTGTTGTAGTTCCAAAAAGAACCTACCCCAGATGGTCCAATTTGAAATGCTCTGATAGAGTTCGCTGTTGACCACGCACTCGGTGTTACCCCTAGCCCTGCGTTACCAGCACTATCTACACGCAGTCGTTCCGTACCACCTGTACCAATAGCTACCGTATCCGCAGCAGGGTAGAAGATGCCCGTGTTGCTGTCTGTGCCTTCATAGGACGGGTTGGACGCAGTACCATCTACGCCGCTGACTCCGTTTGTGCCGTCTAGTACGAGTGGCATGGTTATGCTCCTAACTGATTAGCTTCTTGCGCTGCTTGATATGCCGATACGACTTCATTCGTCCACGCTACATTGCAGATCGCCACGACGTTAGCAGGTTGACCTTCTAAGTCTTGCCCCGGTGTCAGGCTCGTTCTGTGATACGTCTGTGTCAGCACCTTGCCATCTTCAATTATTCTAGTAGCTTCACGGTACAGAACTGTGCCGTTCTCAACCACAGTAATTTGATCCACACCTGTTTCTTTGGTAATCATGTGTTTTCCTTTCCGTCTACACTAGTCCGGTGTAGATAATTAAGAATCTGTATCGTATGTGCCAGAAAAAATAATTGTTCCGCT